GAGTTTCATATTGTTGCTTTCCGTTTACAATTACGGGCTCAGAAGTAAACATTGGTGTTTTTTGACCAATATTTGAAATGTCATATGTAATCGATGCACCAGTTCTCTTATTTACATCAGTCTGATATCTGTATATAACTCCACTTCTAGGAGACATTTGATATTGTAAAGTCTGAATTGGATCCGCCATCGGAGTTTTTTATCTATTTATTTACAAATTTTGCAAAAGGTAATGACCGTAAATATTCAATCTCATTGTTTCTTACAACATGCATCTTTCCTGCAATTTCTTCCCATGTATAATTGCGTGATCGCCCCCAGTGAAAATTAATTCCTTTGAATCCCCAACGTTCTACAGCAGTAACAGCAATCAATGGGTGTTGATCATATTGAATATTTGGAGTCTTTGATACGTATATAAAGGTATAATATTTGCCAACATCAGGAATAAACTCAGATTCTGTAAAAACTTCAAGGATATTCATCATGATGAGTTCTGCATCTTCAGAACCATCCAATTTCTGTTGAAGTCTTTTAACTCTTGCTGATGTCATTTGATTCCGAGTTCTTCTTCTGTGATAATCTTAAACTCAATCATATGATCTTTACAAAATTCTTCTGCAGCCTTCCACTTCGCTTGATTGGTTGCATAAGTATAAACTTCATGAATGTATGATTTTGTCGTTCTGGATTTTGGTTTTGGTGGTTCAGTCTGTTTCTTGGGTTTGATCTCAATAATATATTTTTTAATCTGCCCACTACTTTCTTTGACTTTGATAATAAAGTCTGGGAAATAAGTTCTGACTTTTTTTCTTACAGGATCATAATATTTGATACGAATTTCTTCTGATCCCCATGCAATTATATTTTCATTCAAATCACACCAACGACAAAATACTCTCTCCCAACTACTCCTACAAATAATGTTGTTAGGATCACCTTGGTATTTCTTGGGATATGATGGTTGATAGCGACTCTTAATACTTTCTGCCATTACCCATATACATAATATATCCGGTAAAATATTTATAGATGTCCGCTCCAGTAGAAGTTAGGTCTATAAACGATATAAAGCATAAATTTTTAAGACCTGCTTTAACATCTCATTTTATTTGCAACGTTGCATTTCCAGCCAGAGTTAGTCCAAATAATTTTGGTGGATTGGAAGAATGGAATAATTATAAATCCTTACAATTAAATTTTAATAACGAACTTCTTGATAGACTTCAATTATTTTGTTCTGAAGCATCTTTGCCCGGATCTTCATTATTGACCCATGAAATCAATAATGATTTTACCGGTGTAACGGAAAGACATGCATATCGTAGATCATATGATGACCGTGCAGATTTTACATTTTATGTTGACAATAACTATGAGATAATTAAATTTTTTGAATTATGGATATCTTATGCTGCAAATGAAAAAGAATATGAATCTGAACTAGGAGGTCCTAATTATCGTCTAGGGGTTGAGTCAAAAACATATAATTATAGAGTCAGATTTCCTGATGAATACATGACAGATCAACTAACGATAATTAAATTTGAAAGGGATTTTGAAGGACCTTATTTGGAATATGGTTTTGTGAATGCTTTTCCAATAAGCATTAATTCGATTCCAGTTTCTTATGAATCATCACAACTTCTAAAGTGTACAGTATCATTTACATATTCAAGATATAATGTAAAATCCATTACGGCAACTGATTCATCTATTCTTTTAGAACAATCATTATTTGGAAAAATTGTAGGCGTTAGTGAGTTAAAAGATGGATTATATAGAGTTGAATATGAAAAAAATGGTAGAATAGAAACTACAATTACAAATAAAAAACCGCCTGGTCAATAAGAAATAAATAATCACACTTGTTATAATACATCATGCCCTTACCAAAGATTTCTACACCAACATATGAGTTGGAATTGCCTTCAACTGGCGAAACGATTCAATATAGACCTTTCCTAGTCAGAGAAGAAAAACTTCTTGTTCTTGCGTTGGAATCGGAGAACATGAAGGAGATTACAACAGCAATTAAGACCGTTATTAAGAACTGCATTTTGTCAAAGGGAATTAAGATTGAAAGTCTTCCCACTTTTGATATTGAGTATCTCTTCCTCAACATTCGTGGCAAATCTGTAGGTGAAGAAATTGAAGTTAATGTAATCTGTCCAGATGATGAGGACATCACAGTTCCAGTCACAATTTCTGTTGATGAAATTAAGGTTGTCAAGAATAAAACTCATACAAATCAAATCAAAGTTGATGATTCAATCATGATGGAAATGAAGTATCCATCGTTGGATCAATTTATTAAAAATAACTTCGATTTTTCTGGTGCAAATCTTATGGATCAATCATTTGACCTAGTTGCATCATGCGTAGATAAAATTTATTCTGATGATGAAGTCTGGACATCTGCAGATGTAACTAAAAAAGAAATCATGGAATTTCTTGAGCAAATGAATTCATCTCAGTTTAAACAAATCGAGACATTCTTTGAAACGATGCCTAAGTTATCTCATACTGTAAAGGTTATGAATCCAAAGAGTGGTGTTGAGAGCGAAGTAGTTCTGGAGGGTCTTTCCAATTTTTTCGCATAGGCCTGGTCCACATGGACCTGGAATCATACTATAAGTTGAATTTTTCCTTAATGCAGTATCATAAATACTCATTAACGGAGATTGAAAACATGATGCCTTGGGAACGAGACATTTATATTGCTCTATTACAACAGCATGTAGAAGAAGAAAAACTCAAGCAGCAACAAAATGCGTGATCAATTAGTCAACGAAACTATTGATGTAAGGATTCTAAGACTTGTTGGTCTTGAGGATGTTTTTGATTTAGATTATGAAACTTATCTTGTTCTTTTAAAGGAAGCACAAATAAGAGGAAAGAGTACTATTCCTGCAGAAGAACAGGCACTTCTTGCAAATGAAAGAAAAAGAATAAGAGGAAAGGTTGGACGTTTTAAACCAAAAGCAAAAACAATCAATGTCAATAACATAACATCGGTTGGAAGAGTGGGACAAAAACTTTTGCCCGGTGCAAAAGGTGTTGCAACAGAACCACCAATCGTAAAATCTTTACTGGCAATAAGTAAAACCGTCGAATCAATTTCTGTAAGTTTAACCGATCAAAGTAAGGAAGATAGTAAAGAAGCAGAAGAAAATAGAAAGGAAGAAGAAAACAAAAAACGCTCAAAGAGAGAAGAAACTTTAGAATCAAGTGCTAAGAAAGTTATGGCAGCTGCCAAAAAACTTTTTGCACCAGTAAAAGGAATATTTGATGCAATCTACAATTTCTTCTTTTATACTCTTTTGGGAAAAGGAATTACAACAGCACTTGAATGGTTCGCAGATCCAGCAAACAAAGAAAAAATATCCGCACTTGGTAAATTTGTAAAAGACTTTTGGCCAGCATTACTTGGTGCCGCTGCATTTTTCTTTACACCACTTGGAGGATTTATTAGAAGTATTCTTGGATTGGTGAACAAATTGGTGATTGGTTTGACTCCCGCTAAAATTGGCATTCAGATGGCATTAATGACACTTGAGACTGAAAGAAGGCGACAAGGTGAAGAAAATAAACAAGTTGAAATGGAAGCAAAGAAGAGAGGAGTAAAACCAGAAGTAGTAAAAAGTGAATTAGCAGAAAGTAAAAAATCTTGGTGGTCAATACTTGGTCAAGGATTTAGTGATGTGGGATTATCAGTTGGTGGAATTGCTAATGGTGGATTAATTGATTCAAATACTGGTGCAAGAATATCAGGAGCAGGCCCAGATACTCAGTTGACTGCATTGCAACCTGGAGAAGTTGTAATGAATCGTTCAACTGTGCGAGCAGTTGGGGCAAATAATCTTCTTGCATTAAACAGCATGTTTGGTGGTCCAAATGCCAATAAACCAAAATTTGCTGGTAACATTCAATTCTCCCAGAATGGTGGCATGGTGGGTAGATTTATGAATTGGTGGAATCGAGGAAGAAACGTTCAAGTTCCAAATGAAAATACTGCTAGATGGGGTGGATTGAACCAATACACCTCAAAAAATCCAAATCCACAAACTCTGTTTGGTAATGATAGACTTCAAAATATGATTTCTGATCAAGCGTTTAAAACGCAACAAAAACCAGGACTTAAAAACTGGAGGCCTTGGAGGGGATTTGTTGATGAGAGAGAATTGTTTAGAATGATGCGTGGTAAACCTGGAGATCCGTTCAAGTTTACTCGAACTGGTCCAACTCCAGCAATCCGTCAAGCAGTTGAAAGACCTTTAAGATCTCCATCTGTTCGTGGAGGATTGGGATTGACTGCAGGAATTGAACTTGGAACAAACATTTTTGCTCCTCTTGCAGTGAATATTGCAGCACAAAGAAGACAAGCACAAGAGCAAAGATATACGAGTATGATGTTGGGAAATACGAATGTGTCTGGAAGATCTGCTAGCGTTATTCCTACACCAAACAGCAGATCTAGAATCATTACATTACCACCAACAGTTGTTCCAGCGTCCACTCCTGGTTCTATGGCAGCTGCTGGAACTGAAATACCATCATTCTCAGCAATTGCTCCTGGAAACAGAAGATCTGATAATGCTCAAATCTACGGACTAATCCCATAAAGTCATGGCAGTTAACGCTCAGAAGTTATTACCACCAGCAAAATTGACAGCGGGAGAAAGAATGTCTGCTGCCTATGACAAAAAGATTGACGACTTATTGAATCTTAAAATTAAAAAGAAACTGATTAACG